CGTCGACGACGCCGCGACGCGCGCGGCGATCGAGCAATCCATCCGCAATATGCTGTTTGTCCAGGCGGCACCGGGGCAAACGATCTATCGCTCATGGGTCGACGAGGCGATCTCCAACGCCGTCGGCGAGGATCACCATACGCTGACGCTTGACGACCTCGTCATGCCGGCGCCCGGCTATATGGCCGTGCTCGGGACGATCCTTTTCGACTAATGACCGACAGGCACGTCAGGCGCACCGGCGACGATTACGTCGACGCCCTGGCGGCGCTATTGCCGACCGGGCCGGCCTGGCCGCGCGAATACGACTCGACCTTGATGCGGCTCCTCGGCGGGCAATCGCAAATCTGGGGCGACGTCGACAGCCGCGCCGCGGATTTGCTGGAACGCGAAAGCGATCCGCGCGAGACGATCGAATTGTTGCCGGATTGGGAAGCCGCGTATGGGCTCCCCGATCCTTGCTATACGGCGCCGCAAGCCGTCGACGAGCGGCAACTCGCGCTCGTGATGCGGATGACGATGCTCGGCGCGCAATCGCGCGAGTTCTTTATCGGCATCGCCGCGCAAATTGGCTACCACATTACAATTACCGAATACCGGACCTTTGTCGTCGGCCTCGACCGCGTCGGCGATGCGCGCGTCTATGGCGACCTGCCGCCCGACCCTATGCTCAACGAATGGGGCGTGCCGATCATGAACGCGCGCGGCGACGCGCCGGTCGCTGACGGCGAGCTTTCCGAATGGCCGTATTACGGACTCGGGCCGGATACAAACCGCTTTTACTGGACCGTGCATGTCGACGAGGCAAAGCTAACCTGGTTCCGGTGCGCGTCCGGTCAATGCGGCATCGACCCGCATTTGCGAATCGGCACCGCCGACGATCTTGAGTGCTTGCTCGGTCGGCTGAAACCCGCACACACGCACATCATTTTCGATTACTCGGGCTTGAGCGATCCCGGCGATCCAATGGCCGGAACACCCTAACGAGGACGCGATGAAATATAACCAACCGTACGGCGTGAGCGATCCGAACGCCGCCTATATCAACGGCGATCCCTCGACCGGGACGATGGGCTCGATCCCGCCGGCGGCGTCGATCGAATTTCCGCAACGCGAAATCGTGGCGATGATCGCCGACTCGGGCTTGACGCCCGATAACGCGGTGCTCAATCAGCTGGCGCTGGCAACGCAAACCGGCAAGATCAATTTCGGCGTCGACGCCGGCACGGTCAACAATCTCCAGATTACCTTGAACCCGGCGCCGATCCTTGCCAACGGCTTTGTCGTTCGCGTCCTGGTCGCGCATACCAACACCGGGCAATCGGTGCTCAATTGCAACGCGACGGGGCCGTTACCAATCCAGCGACGCGGCGGCACGCCGATTCTCGCTAACGATCTGCAAATCAATTCCATTGCGACTATGATCCTCAATTTTCAACTCGGCGCCTGGGAATTGATGGGTGTTGGTGGCCAGGCGCTCGGGCAATTGACCGGCAATAAAACGCTTTACGTCAATTATGCGATCGGCAGCGACGCCAACGACGGCACCGACAACACCTCCGCGCACGCGGTCAAGAATATCCAGGCCGCAATCAGTATCGCGTTTTCCTACATGCCGAGCCAGTACGGAATCACAATCTACATTGCCGACTCGCTGTCTTATGCGGGGTGGGGAATCCCGTATTGGGCCGGGCCTAATCTCACCATCATCGGCAACGTCAACTCGCCGCAAAATGTTGTCATCGACGGCGGCAATAATTGGGCGTGCGCCGTCGGCGGGCCGAACACCGTCACGCTGCAAGGCGTCACCGCGAAATGCAACACGTCGGGGACGCTGTTGCCGGCCGGCTGTTTCTCGTGCGGCTCGGCGTCGAGCTTTTATATTTCCAAATGTAGGAGCCTGGATTGCGAGGGCGCGGTATTCGAAGCCTATAACGGACACATGATCGTCGGCGATCATACGTTTGCCGGGAGCCACTGTGGCTATCTGTTTTGGGGCATGTCCAACGGCTTTATCGAAACCGCACAGGGCGCGACCTATACGTTTGCACAAAACCCGCTCAACCTCACGACGGCCAATTGCTACGCGACGATGGGCGGGCTTGTCCAGGTTACGCCGGGGCCGGTCGCGACATGGGTCAATCCGAGTTTCGTGTTCGGCTCGCGCTACCTTTCGACAAATGGCGGCGTCATCGCCACACCCGGCCTCGGGATCAATTATTTTCCCGGCAGCGTCGCCGGCTCAACCGCCAACGGTGGGGTGTACGCATGATCTACAATCCGAGCGATTGGTATTGGGTGATCGGCGGCGACGCCGCAAACGTATGGTCGAGCAAGCGCGCCATGTTGGTTCCGGTCGGCGACACGACTTACGTCGCCTGGCTCGCCGAGGCCGGCGGCGCGTCGCCTTTGGCAACCATGCAAGAGCTTTACACCGTCCTGGCGGCGCAATATCCGGCCGGGTCGCTGCAAAGCTATAATCCCGACGCGCGCTATCGCAAGGCGAGCGGCGGCGTGACGATCGCCGGCAATCCGTACCTGACCGATCCGGTATCGCGCAACACGGTATCGAGCGCGCACGATTACGCGGTCGCCAATCCCGGCCATGTCACCGATTGGAAACTGGCCGATGGGACGTTTATCCAATTGACCGAGGCGCAACTCGCACACGTCTTGCAGGAAATGGCGACGTTTGTGCAATCCTGTTTCACTTGCGAAAGCACCAACGCCGCCGCCATTGCCGGCGGCACCATGACGACGATCGCGCAAATTGACGCGGCCTATGCCGCCATTTCCAATACGTTTCCCTAGTCATGGCGATCGTCAATATCACCGTTACCAACGACGCGGATTTCTACCGCACGTTCCAATACGTCATGGCTTCGGCGGGCACGCCGATCGACATGACCGGCGCGTCGCTGGAAATGATGCTCCGTCGCCATGCCGAGGACGCCGAGGCGCTGTTGCGGCTCGGCACCGACACCGGCGAAATGGTGTTGATCGACCCGGTCAACGGCCTGTTTACAGTGATGATCCGCCAGGACGTACTAGAGCGCCTCGACCTCGGCAGCTACGATCATTCGAATATCATGTCGCAAGGAAGCCTCAAGACAAAAATTTGGTCGGGCACGCTCGTTAACAACGCGGGGCCGACGCGATGAGCACGGTCGAGGTTACGACGACGCGCGACGTGACGATCGTCGACCCGTTGCCGCCCGTCGTCGTGCTCTCACCGGATGACGTCGAGACGATCATCACCGGCGACCAGGGACCGCCCGGCCCGCCGGGCGCGCCTGGCGGGCCAATGGGACCGCAAGGACCGCCGGGAGCAACCGGGCCAATGGGTCCGATCGGGCCGCAAGGCGACAAGGGTGCCGCCGGCCCGACCGGGGCAACCGGGGCAACCGGATCAACCGGGCCGACCGGCTCGCAGGGCTTGCCGGGACCGGCGGGGCCGCAAGGCGTACCGGGGCCGCAAGGGTCAACCGGGCCGGCGGGACCGACGGGCTCAACCGGCGCCGCCTCGACGGTGCCGGGGCCGACGGGGCCGCAAGGACCGAAGGGCGACAAGGGCGATACCGGCGCGACAGGGCCGGCGGGCGCGGACGGCGCGGGAGCTCCCGCGACGGTGCCGCCGCTCATGGACGGCACGGCGGCGGTCGGTACGTCGCTATTGTTTGCGCGCCAGGATCACGTCCACCCGTCCGACACGTCGCGTTACGCCGCGAACAATCCGGCCGGCTATCAGACGGCGGCGCAAGTCACGGCGAGCCTGGGTGCTTATCTCCCGCTCTCCGGTGGCACCGTTAGTGGCTCGATCACCGTCAGCAACAACATTATCGCCAACACCCTGAAAACAAGTAGCTACATAGTTGCCGCACACAGCGGCTTTATCGGTGGTTACAACGGCGTCAACGGACTGTCTTATGAACCAACTTACAGCCTGATTGTTGAATGTGACCGGCCGGCGCTCAATCTGAATCAGACCGGCGGCAACGGCGTGACGGTCCAGTTTACGCAAGCGCAAACTGCGTGCGGCTCGATCACCGTCGCCAATGCGACATCCACATCGTACAACACAACCAGCGACGTGCGGCTGAAAACCGACGCCAAGAGTTTTGATGCCGGCCCGATCTTGGACGCCACAATGGTTTATGATTTCGAGTGGACGACGACTCCCGGCGTTCGCTCCTATGGCGTCATGGCGCAAGAGGCCATGACCGTGTTCCCCGACGCGGTGCATCACGACACCGAGCACGACCAGTGGGGCGTCGATTACTCGAAATACGTTCCGCTGTTGCTGCAAGAGATTAAAGATTTGCGGCAGCGCGTCGAGACGCTAGAGGGCGCGCCGGCGACAACGCGCAAGCGCAAATGACGCTCAACTTCAAGGGCAAGGTTTCGCATTTCGGCGGGCCGAACGACGACGGCGTCGCGCCCGACGAGGGCCTCGCGTTTATCTATGACGTCGAAACCGCGCCGCATTTGTTTTTGAGCTATCAACCGGAGGGCACGACGGGCCTCGCGCGCCGGCTCAATCCGCAAGCGTATTACATCGCGACCAGGTGGGATTATGCCGAGACGCCACCGCCGGTTTTGCTCGAGGAAATGGCGCTCGTCACCGCGCCGAAAACCGGCCGCTCGATCAAAGTCTATCCGGCCGATTGGGGTCCGCACGAGGACACCGGGCGCGTCGCCGATATCTCGCCCGGCGCAATGGAAGCCCTCGGCATCCAAACCGACGACGAGGTCGAGGTCGTTTTCCCGTACACGTCGCGCGGCGCGGTGCCGGTAGCCTTTCGGCGCATCGTCATATCGTCGGGGCACGGCAAACATGTGCCTGGCGCCGTCGGCATACTCAACGAGGTCGAGGAGGCGCGGCGCGTCGTCGAGGCCGTCGCCGACGAGCTCCGCGCGATGGACGTCGACGTCAAGACGTTTCACGACAATACGAGTCATAGTCAAAACGAAAACCTGCATACGATCGTCGACTATCATAATTCGCATTTGCGCGACCTCGACGTCTCGGTCCATTTCAACGCCTACGTCGAGACGACGTCGCCAATGGGGACCGAATGTTTATACGTCACGCAATCGACGCTCGCCGGCCATGTCGCGAGCGCGATCGCCTCGGTCGGCTTTGTCAATCGCGGCGCCAAGAAAAGGACCGATCTCTATTTCCTCAACCAAACGCAAATGCCGTCAATCTTGATCGAGGTTTGCTTTGTCGATAGCTCGGCCGACGCCGAGCTCTACCGTGCGCGCTTTAGCGAGATCGTGACCGCGATCGCCGCCGTGCTCACCGGCGAATACCAGGTCGCGCAAGCCGCATGATAAAAGTCGTCGGCTTTGCCGTTGTGTTGATGTTGGCAGTCGGCGGCATGATCTACTCGCAAAGCACCGCGCAACCATTGAAGCCGGTTTGTGTCACCGACGAGGACCGCGTTCTTATTCGACGACAAGTATTGTCGGCCGTCGATGACGCGCTCCACGATCACATGAAGGCTTTATTCATTGGTTGGATAAAAGACCCGCGCGATCAACCGGCACGCGCCTCGGCCGGTATTCAAGCCGCCATTGTTGCGTACCAACGCGCCCGCGCCGATGCGTTGAAATGGAGCCCACCGAATTGCTAAGAGATTGCCCGGCGCCTCGGCACCCTCCACGCCGGGCGATAGGCGGCCCGCGCCTTTAGCGGGGGTTACCTCCGACGAAACCGTCAACTCGGCCCGCCCGTAATGGGGCGGGCCTTTTTTATTTAAAAGATTTCCATTTGGCTTGTCTCTCAATGGCCGCCGAACGTATAGACGAGGAAGCCGAGGATCAGCGCGGCAACGATCCATCGCGTCCATTTGGTGCGCGGGTCCTCGGGCGGTGCAAATTCCCATCCACACGACAGGCATTTGAGCATGATTTTGCTGGACCCGAGGAAGCCGGTCGCGAGGTTCCAGCCGCGCTTTTCGGCATGGACCTGGGTCGAGCGGCAACGCGGGCACACGATTTGGCCGGTTGTAGGCATGGGTGTGTGTTTCATGCCGCCTAGATAGGGCACCGCCGGCGCCGCGTACAAGTTATTTTGGCGCGTACATTAACGTATAATATGAGTGGCGGCGTTTTTGGTAGGATTCTTGGGAGGTCCCCGAGGGCCGTTAACAGAAACCCCCTATTAATGGGCCTTTATGCGACATATTGACGGACGGCGCGAGTCGCCCTATAACAACCGGCAATAACCGGCAACGGCCGGGAATCGCCGGTAAGGGCTTGTTTCCCAATAACTTACCGATCACAAACAACCGGGCGGCACCGGCAACAACCGGCCCGCACCGGACAACAAAATTGGTAGGTTTTGGGAGCCTATCGTCGGAGTCTAAAATGAGAAACGACTTTAAGCGGCACCTCGATCACGCGACCTGCAACACCTCGCCAACCGACAAGCTTCAAAAATTGCGCGACGGCGGCGGCCTCTATCTCTACATCGAGCCGAGCGGCGCCCGCGGTTGGCGCTTTTACTATCAACGGCCGATCACCAAAAAGCAAAATACAATTAGTTTCGGTCCATTCCCTGCAATCAGTCTGTCCGAGGCGCGCGACAAATGCGACGCCGCGCGCAAGCTCGTCGCGCACGGCATCGACCCGAGCACCAACAAAGCGGAGGTCGCGCGCGCGGCGGTTGTTCAATCCGCCGGCGCGGTGACGTTTCGCGGCTTTACCAATTTCGAAACGCCCAACGCGGCGGGCGAAATCGAGCTCGGGGCATGGTGGCAATTCGCCATGATCGACGAAAAAAGCCGCGTCTCGGGCGCGGCCAAGTCTTTCGAAACCGTGCGGCGCGTGCAAATCGACTTGCGGACGCTGCAAGAGTCGCTCGGCGATCGGCCCGTAAAAGAGATCAAGTCGGGCGAAATCCTGGCGGTCCTCGATCGGCTTTCGAAAAAGGGCAATCTCAACAAGGCGCACCGCGTCCAACAAATGGCGACGCGGATTTTCAACCTGGCCGTCGCGCGCCAGGTTTGCGATTACAACGTCGCCGCACCGTGCAAGGACGCGATCGCCAAACATATCAAAAAGAAAATGCCGGCGATTACCGACCATATCCTCGATATCGGCTTACAGGCGACCGAGGCCAAGGTCGGCGAGCTCATGCGCCGTATCCGCGACTATCGCGGCCGGCACATGACGCGCAAGGCGTTGGAAATGATGGCGCTCACGTTCCCGCGGCCGGCGAATATCGCCACGATGGAATGGTCGGAAATTGATTTCGCTATCAATGCCTGGATCATCCCGGCCGACAAAATGAAAATGAGCCGCGTTCACAAGGTCCAGTTATCGCGCCAGGCGGTAGCGATCCTGGAGCAAATGCGGCCGCTCACCGGCAACGGCAAGCGCGTGTTTCCGTTGACAAAAAATTGCCTGACGCGCGCGCTCGCGAAAATGGGCTATGACACCGAAACCGAGCAATCGACGCACGGCTTTCGCTCGATCGCCTCGACCTTGCTCAACGAAAGCGAGGAATGGTCGGCGGACGCGATCGAGCTCCAAATGGCGCACAAGGTCGGCGGCCGCGCCGATCGCGGCGCCGGTGTCCGCGGCACCTATAACCAGGCCGAGCGCATGGAGGAAAGGCGGGCTATGCTGCAATGGTGGGCCGACTATCTCGACCGCTTGCGCGACGGCAACGTCGTTAAATTGCAGCAAGCGGCCTAGTCGGTATCGGTTGAGGCAACAGGCGGCGGGGGAAACCCCGCCGCTTTTTTCATTTCTTCGATATTGAGGCGCAACGTAAGGCGCTCGATCTCCCGCCGCAAAAAGCCGATCTCGTTACAAGCCTCGGCCAAAAGCTCGCGACCGTGGCGCGATCGTCCTGGTCGATCGCGATAGGCGATAAGGCGTTCGACGATATCCATTTATGCCTCGAAGAAATCGACCAGGGCGATGCCATAGCGTTCGGCTAATGTCTCGACTTGCTCGTCGAGCGCCCGAAACAAACGGGGCAAGTCGGCGTCGCTTGCGCCGGGAGCTCGGCCAGGCGCGCTAAACGCCGCGCGCGCGGCCTCGTCGAGCGCCAAGAGCAACGCCGCCCTAAATACATCGCGCGCGTCGTCGCGAATGACATATACGGGTATTGTCATCGCCGCCGCCGCGTGCGCGGTTTGGTGATAACGCGCGGCAACGTCCGGTGATAGGCGTCGATCGAATTGAGATCGACCAGGACGCGGCCGCCGTCTTTATAGGCGGTTATCTTTTCTTGCGCGATCAACTCGTCGCATTTGTCGAGTCCAAAGCCGCCATAGCGCAACGCCTCTTTTTTCGGAACGAGGCGCATTTCGCCGGGCGGTTTTTGCAGGATCGCCGAGAGGGAGTCTTTTGTCATCATTGGTTGGCGTCTCCTGTAAGGCGGACCAATGGCACGGCCGAAACCTCATGCTCGCGCAAGATCGCCATAACCGCCTCTAGTATCGCCTCGTTTTTGGCGCGTCGTTCGACGGCAAGGTCGCGATCGGCAACGCAACCGGCGACGCGGCTTTCCAGCAAATTGTTAAACGAGCGGAGCGCCTCAAGCTCGACGGCGCATTGCGAGAGACTCATGCGGAGCTCGCCGATCTCGCGCCGGGCGTCGTCGAGCTCGCCGCGGACGCGCGCGAAATGTGCAACGCCGGCCTCGACCGTTTTGGTTTCCTCGTCGATCGCGGCGCCATTCGTTCGCATTGGTGGTTGGATCGGTTCGGTCGTCATGACGGACTCCCATTGTTGAATAATCGCGGCTGGTCGGCCTCGACGAGCTCGCGTAAATGCTCGGCAATTTGCTCCATCACATGAATCTCGTGGGCGGCCTCGACGACCGACATGCGGCCTTGCTCGGTCCAGCGCGGGTAAACGCGCTTTCGCATCTTGACCTCGCGCTCGGCGCACCGGAGCATTTCGTAAATATTGCTCATGGCCGACCGCCGTAAAGGATTGTTACCGGGATCACGCGCTCGCCCTTTTCCCAAATTGAGGAATCGGCCCTAAATTTTCTTTCAAAAACCAACAACGGCCTGACGCCTTTGTCATACGTCACGATCTTTTTGCGCGGTCCTATGATCGCCCAAGCTCGTTTTGTCCGTTTTCGTTTCATGGCCGGCCCGCCAGTATCCAGCCGGCCGGCATGGCCGACCAACGATCGCGAAAGCTCGCCGGCGGCTCGTCCTCGATCGACGGCCAGCAACACTCCGGCGGATCGGGCTCGGCCGTGAGCGCGTCAACGTCGAGGAGCAACGGCCAGGCCGTCGCCGGCGCGCCGGTCAAAAACGGCCCGTCAACGCCGGCGCCTTGCGTGAGCGTCGGCCATACGATCGTGGGATCGCGGCGGTCGTTCTTGATCGGCTCGGGCGCGGTCGGCGCCTGGCGTTGCCGGATGAAATGCCGCCGGCCTTGCGTTGCATCCCAACAATGCCGCGGGCCGTGAAACCATAGATGCTTGCCAGGATAGGCGGCGCGGGCCTCGGCAATCGTTTTACATTCGGGCGACGCCCGCGCCGGTACGCTGGACACAACAAACGCCACAAACAACCATGCAACGCTTACGCGCATTATGATTCCTCGATTGCTTTTTTTGTTTCGATATTTAAGCGCAACGTCAGGCGTTCGATTTCTCGCCGCAAAAAGCCGATCTCGTGAGCCGCCTCGGCCAATAGCTCGCGGCCGTCGCGCGAGCGTCCCGGCCGATCCCGATAGGCAATAATGCGCTCGACGATATCCATTCACCGCGTCCTCACGCTCAACGTCATGCCGGGATTGGAAAGCATCGCGCCCTCGATCGTCGCGCCGTCTTTGAGCGCGTCGAGGAGCTCGCGCTTACGCAAATGCGCGCGCATTTCAAAGAAGGT